TCCATTCAGAGGCAAAACAAAAGCACTTGCAGTTTGGAAAGAGGCTTTAAGCGACCAAGAACTTGCTGACCTTACATACCCAACACCAACTGATCCAACGTTTGCTTTAGACTTTGATACGATAGCAACTGATTTCACATTTGCTAGAGGCTCGGAGGCTACATACGTAGATGCTCAAGGGTTAATACAAAGTACTAATGAACTAGGACCAGAGTTGGTTACTAATGGAAATTTCAGTAGCGATACTGATTGGTTAAAAGGCCCGGGTTGGTCTATTAGTGGCGGTATTGCTACACTTGATGTAAGGTATGGTGGTAGTTCTGGTCTTGGCTCAACTGCTATGTCCGTAACACCGGGAAAAACTTATAAAGTTGTAGTAAATGTTATTTCTAAATCATCGGGTTTTAGATTATATGATAATAATGGTGTTATTGCTTATGGTTTAAATGTAGGGGAAAATGTTTTTTACAGAACAGTTACATCTTCAAGCTACCAAGTAACACCCTTAGGTCTTTCTGGTTCAACTGGCTCAATAGACAGCGTATCTGTAAAAGAATACATAACTGCAACTAACACTCCCAGATTAGATTACTCAACGGGAGCAGAGGCATTTTTACTAGAACCGCAGAGTACGAATTTAATAACTTATTCAGAGGATTTTGGAGGCTATTCCAATAGCAATTCAACGGATGAAGCAAACGCCACAACAAGTCCCGAAGGGCTAACAAACGCAACATCTTTTTTAGAGGCGGCTACAACGGGTCAACACAAGTTAATTACATCAGTAACATTTGACGGCTCAAGCGATTATACCTTTAGTATTTTTGCGAAATCAAACGGAAGAGACTTGTATGTTGATACTCAAAATTCAAATAAATGGGGCGGAAGGGCTTGGTTTAATTTGACTGCTGGAACGGCAAATGCGGTTTTAGGAACGGCAGACATTGAAGATTTCGGCAATGGCTGGTATCGTTGTATCGTTACTGGTGCATCAACTTTAGCGGGAGGCAACTTTGTTGAATTGCTCACAAGCGATGGTGCAGCCAATTCAACAACGGGAGATATTACAAAAGGCGTTTACATTTGGGGTGCAATGCTTGAACAACAATCCTACGCAACATCGTATATCCCAACATCGGGAACTACAGTTACACGTAACCAAGAAACTTGTATAAACGCAACACCAGAGATAAACAGTGAGGAAGGGGTATTGTATGCAGAGATAGCAGCTTTGGTTGAAGTAGATAATGCAAGAAGATTTATAACACTAAACGGCGGAACTTCATTAGATGCTGTTGTTTTAAGGTATGAGGCAAGTGGGGTAATTGTTGCAAGGTATCAAATTGGTGGTGTAGCACAATGCAGCATTGCCTTTGCAACAACCATAACAAATTCTCATAAAATTGCTTTTAAGTACTCTCTAAATGATTTTGCATTATGGGTTGATGGAGTGGAAGTTGGGGTTGATAATTCTGGAAATGTACTTGCAGCAAATACAATTAATAACATAGATTTTAATAGTGGAAACGGTACCTTCCCTTTCTTTGGAAACACAAAAGACCTACAAGTTTACACAAAAGCACTATCGGATGCGGAACTAATAAAACTAACAACATGATGCAAATTTATAAGACTGTATTTGATACAGAACAACAAGGTAAAGACATCCTAATATCCAAAGGGGTATGGGAAGAGGTAACAGAAGAAGGTGTAACTACTATGCAGTTTACAAACGGAACAGCCGCAGTGGTAAACATTGGTAAGGTGGTTGAGACACCTGGGACTTACGGTCCTGATGGTCACGAGCTTACACCTCCAGTTTATTACGATGGTTGGGCTTATGATGTAATGTCTAGCGACCTACTTGATTTCGGAACGTATGAAGTGTTCCCAGGGGATGCAGCGGCACATAGTTTTATGGGTTGGCCAAGAGGTGCAGAAGTACCACCTACAAATAGTGAAGAATAATTTTAGTAACTTTGTTTATATGAAATCAAGAACTGCATATTATTTTTTTCAAAACAATTCCTGGTTGATTGATGTTCAAATGAATTACAAACCAAAGAATGTTTAATAAAATGACCATATCAGACTTGAAAATATACCTGCTTAACAGCATTACATTAGCTGTATCTTTTAGTAAAATAGAAGCCGTATTAAAATTAATACTATTAATAGGATCAATAGTTTATACCGCACAAAGGATATATGTGAATTATAAAGAAAACAAATGAAATATTTTACAACATCAGAGTTTGACTCCCCAGATAAACCTGGTAGCGGATCTTTAATGAGTAAAACCCTACTTGAAATGCTAGACGAGGTTAGGGATAAGCTAGGGAGTCCTATAAAAATAAACAGCGGATATCGAACAGAAGAGCATAACGCTAAAGTTGGCGGTAAGCCAAAGACAGAGACGTCTAAGGGTTCAAGCCATATGTATGGACTGGCAGCAGATCTATCATGCACAAACTCTACGGACAGGTATAACCTAATATTCTTATTACAGGAGACAGGATTTCAAAGAATAGGGGTAGGAAGTACGTTTATTCACGTAGACATAGACTTTGATAAGGCTCAATCAGTAATGTGGACATACTAACATGGAAGACAATAAAAGAAAAAATGGCGGTAAGGGAACTAACGTAGGGAATGCACTTCGTTGGCTAGTTAAACAGGGTAAGAGCGTTTCTCCTGAACTTTTAGACCTAGCTGGTAACATAACAGGGATAAAGCAATTAAACTCATTAGGGACAGCTATACGAGGCGACAAGAACCTTAGTGAGCCAGACAAGAGTATTCTCCTACAGGAAATGGAGAACGACATGATTGAAATGGTTGAGGTTACCAAAAGACTTTCCATGGATAACGAGCATGCCGTAACAAGGTTAATTAGGCCTGTACTTACTGGTGCTATGTTTATTATGTTTTTAGCCTGTGTATTCTTTGATGGAAACCTAGGTGAGTTTACAATAGACAAGGCATACGTTCCTGTAATACAGTCGTTGTTTGGTACAATGACTATATTTTACTTTGGTTCAAGAGGAATAGAAAAGGTAATGAAGACATTTAAAAAATAGAAAAGAATAATATGTATCTTTGTTAAAAGAATTAAAATAAAAAAAATGGCAAAGATTAGTAACATTTCATCATATCCTGTAAAAACAGATGTTAATGCTAAAGATTATTTAATTGGTACAGATGGTGTAGCTACTAACCCTTCTTTACAAACAAAAGTATTTACGCTCGCTGATATTGCTGAGTTTGTTCAAAATCAAACAACTGTAGATACTTCTAATCCTTTTTTAGTAACCGCTAGTTCAGGAGGTTCTTCCTCTTACTCTTCAAGCAAAAACACAATATACGCCACTTGGACAGGTAGTAATGGAACTTACGAATTAACACTACCATCAGCAACAAGTACTCCTTATAGAATAATAAGACTTGTAACAGATGGAACTCTAAATGCAAGTGATAAAATACATGTATTAGGACCTGGAGCAGAAACTGTAAATGGTGCTAGTTTTTATAATGTAAACAAACCTTACAACGGAGCGCAATTTTGGTCTGATGGTTCAAATTGGATTGTAATACAAGCAGTATCATAGTATGGCAAAAATAAGTAACACAAATAGTTACCCTAATCAAAATCCAGTAAATGGAGATGATTATGTTATTGGAACACATGGAAGTTCATCTCCAACCCCTTTGCAAACAAAAACATTTAAATTTGATGATATAGCAGAGTTTATTGGAAATTCTTCTTATGTTGGCGGTATACAAATACCTACACCTCAAATGTGGGTGTATAAGTCAGGTAGTCCAAATCCATATCAAGCCTCTGGCCCATCATTAAAACAAAGGGCGTTGTGTATTAGTGTCCCTACCCAGTTCGACAAAAGATGGTTAGATAATAACCCGAGGCTTTTCTTATTTAGATATAGACCATCAAATACGTCCGATGGTGGAACCCCGTTTAAGCGCGGAAATTATGTTCACCCCTCCCACTTGAATGGCCAATATATACAAACAAATTTTCCAGGAAGTAATTGGTGTTCATCACCTCAAAACTATGTTGACGATCAAGGCAATCCCAGTGAATTATTCCCAATAACTACAGAATGGAATTTTAACGGGGATTTGAACTACGTGCAAAAATTTCAAAACCCAGTGGTCACTCCAGGGGTAACTATTACAGACTTTAAAACTGTAAACAGCACGGCTTATGTAGAAGTGCCTATAAATCCCCTGCAATTTCTATTTGATAAAGGTGACCTTTTAACGCCGTTTACTTCGTTTCCTGTAACTATTAATAACGACCTAGGTTTTAGGTGCTTGTTAAAATCAGGGACTGCACAAAATAGGTTTAATACAAATACTCCTTGGGATAGCACAAGCAAGTCGAGAAAAGCATATTTTAAGTTTGCTATAGGAATACCGAACCCTACTTGGACAAATACAAATAAACAAACTCCATACATAATGGGGGATTTATCAGACGCAATTACATTTCAATACCAGAGCGACCTGAGTGGGACATCAGAAATACAGGCCTATCAAATAGCTCAGGGACATAGTTCTATGATTTCAAGAACTGTAAGTTAACATAAGTGCAAGCAGTGGTTTGAGCCTTAGCTAGTCTAAGGCGTGGTTCGCTCCTTGGATAGTCCAAGGGATGGTTTGCTGCTTGCTTCTAACAAAGTACCTCTGTTGATTCGGAGGTATTTTTTTTTGTTTATATTTGTTGTAAATTAAATTAAATGGAACAAATTAGAAAAATATCAATAGGTGCTGATTATAAGTCAGGAGCTATGCATTATATTGTAGATCAAGAGATATTTGGTGGTACTCATATGATTCATTTAATTAAGAAAAATGAATCAAATCAATCACTAACTATTTTTATTGAAAACAAAAAAGGAGAAATATTTCTTTGGAAAGAATTTAATTCTTCTATGCCTGTTTCAATTGAGTACAATATATATTTTGAATGAAATCACCTTTTTATTTTATAGTAAAACCTAAAGACGATAGGAGATACGACAACACAAAAAAGATTGGTAACATAGACTTTATTACCAGCACTTCAAAAGAAGACCACACTGCATCTAACAGATACGCAATAGTCATTGAGACTCCAATAAACTATAATGGTCCTGTTCAAATAGGAGATACTCTTTTAGTTCATCATAATGTTTTTAAATATTATAATGACATGAAGGGTAGAGAGAAAAGCGGAAAAAGTTTTTTTAAAGATGATTTATTTTTTATAGACAACGATCAATTTTTTATGTACAAAAATAATGATACTTGGAATTCACATTCTAAATATTGTATGATTAAGCCTGTAAAAAAAGAAGACTACTACCTAAAAAGCCACGAAGAAGAAGAACCGTTAATGGGTCTAGTTAAATACTCAAACAAATACCTAGTTAGTAAGGGTGTTAACAATGGAGACAAAGTTTCTTTTAAGCCTGAAAGCGAATATGAGTTTATGGTAGATGGAGAAAAACTGTATAGAATGTTTGACCATCAAATAACTTTAGCTATATAATATGGATGTAAATAAGATTAAGTTAAAGATTATAAAAGCAGGTGAAAAAGCAGTTAATGAATTAATAAAGGTTGCTGGAGAAGATATTATAAAATACGGGGAAGATGATGAGTTAGCGGCAGACAAGCTAAAGAATGCAGCGGCTACAAAAAAACTGGCTATATTTGATGCTTTTGAAATACTGAGCAGAATAGAATTGGAAAAGAATGAAATTGAGGGAGTTAGTAAAGAAGTAAAAAAACCAAAAAGAGGATTTGCAGAAGGAAGAGCAACATAGCTTAATTAAGGAATTAAATAATTTTATTCCTAAAAGTGTTATAACCACTAAAAACAAAGGTAAGGCCTGGGTTTATGGTTATAATGAAAAGTATGACTTTATAGTTATATCAAAGACTGGTCAGATTCAAGACATAGTTGAAATTGAAGGCTTAAAAATAGGACTGCCAAAGCCTCCTGAAAAAATACATTCAAGAAGCAAAGAAAAGAAAGAACAATACTGGGAACCTTTTGACTACCCCAAAGTATTGCATAAAATTAAATCTATATTTCAATGGCATAACACATCATTATCTTTTAAGAATGAATGGGTAGATTACATTGAACAGGAATTCGACAGAAGAGAAGATGGATTTTGGTTCATGAATAATGGTGTTCCTACATATATCACAGGATCTCATTATATGTATATTCAATGGACTAAAATAGATGTTGGGCTTCCAGAATACAGAGATGCTAACAGAGTATTTTATTTACACTGGGAAGCATGCAAAGCAGATAAACGAAGTTTTGGTCAAGACTATTTAAAGATAAGGCGTTCAGGATTTTCTTATATGGCTAGTGAAGAGGCTAGTAACATAGGAACAATAAGTAAAGATGCTAGGATAGGTATTTTGTCTAAGACAGGAGCTGATGCTAAAAAAATGTTTACAGATAAAGTTGTTCCAATTGTAAATAATTACCCTTTCTTTTTTAAACCCGTACAAGACGGTATGGATAAGCCTAAGACAGAACTAGCGTTTAGAGTTCCTGCTTCTAAGATTACTAAAAAAAATATGTATGAGGAAGACGAAACCATTGTTGAGGGACTAGACACTTCTATTGACTGGAAAAATACAGGGGATAACAGTTATGATGGGGAAAAATTAAAGCTATTGATTCATGATGAATCTAAGAAATGGGAGAAGCCAAATAATATTTTAAATAACTGGAGGGTTACAAAAACGTGTTTGCGTTTAGGTAGCAAAGTTATTGGAAAATGTATGATGGGTTCTACTGCTAATGCATTAGAAAAAGGTGGGGACAATGGTAAGAAATTATACTTTGATTCTAAAGTCAATAACAGAAACCGTAATGGACAAACTAAGAGTGGTTTGTATAGTTTGTTTATTCCAATGGAATATAACATGGAAGGTTTTATAGATAGATATGGAATGCCTGTATTTAGAACTCCAAAAAATCCAATAATAGGAATAGATGGAGAATATATAACACAAGGTGCAGTTGATTATTGGGAGGCTGAAGTAGATAGTTTAAAAAATGACCCTGATGCATTAAACGAATTTTATAGACAGTTTCCAAGAACTGAATCTCATGCGTTTAGAGATGAGAGTAAGCAATCATTATTTAATTTAACTAAGATATATCAGCAAATAGATTATAACGATTCTTTAATAAAAGACAGGTTTTTAACAAGAGGTTCTTTTTCATGGAAAGATGGTGTAAAAGATACTCAGGTTATATTTAGCCCTAATCAAAAAGGAAGGTTTTTAATATCTTGGACTCCAAACAAACAGCTACAGAATAATTACAATACAAGAAACGGACTAAAACTTCCTGGTAATGAACACATGGGGGCTTTTGGTTGTGATAGTTACGATATATCAGGTACTGTTGGTGGTGGCGCTTCTAATGGGGCGTTACATGGACTAACAAAGTTTCATATGGATGAAGGGCCTGTTAACGAGTTTTTTCTAGAATATGTGGCTAGACCTCAAACGGCAGAAATGTTTTTTGAAGATGTATTAATGGCTTGTGTTTTTTATGGAATGCCCATACTTATAGAAAATAACAAACCTAGGTTATTATATCATTTTAAAAATAGAGGGTATAGAAAATATAGTATTAATAGACCTGATAAACCATATAATAAACTATCTGTAACAGAAAAGGAATTAGGTGGGATGCCTAACAGTTCTGAAGACATAAAGCAGGCTCACGCAGCAGCAATAGAGTCTTACATAGAAAAGCATGTAGGATTTGATATGCAAGGAACTTACAGAGATCCTGATGCAATAGGCTCTATGTATTTCACAAGGACTCTAGAAGACTGGGCTAGATTCAATATAAACAATAGAACTAAGTTTGATGCTTCAATTAGCTCTGGATTAGCTATAATGGCTTGTCAAAAAACACTATATCAACCTTTAAAAAAGAAATCAAAAATAAAACTTAACTTTGCTAAATATGATAATAATGGAAGTTACAGCCAAATTTTAAGATAAATGAAGGACGTAAAAGTAAATATTAATCCTACAGGATTCCCTAGTCAATTTGTTTCTGACGCAGAAAAAAAGTCTTTTGAATTTGGATTACAAATAGGTCAAGCTATTCAATACGAATGGTTTAGAAAAGATGGTGGTCAAAGTAGGTTCTATAATCAATGGGCTGATTTCCATAGATTAAGACTTTATGCTAGAGGAGAACAGTCTATTCAAAAGTACAAGAATGAACTAGCTGTAGATGGAGATTTAAGTTATCTTAACTTAGACTGGACACCTGTACCTATTATTCCTAAGTTTGTTGATATTGTAGTTAACGGTATGGCAGACAGGGTGTTTACTGTAAACGCGTATGCTCAGGACGGAATGTCTTTGGATAAAAGAAGTAAGTATCAAGTAAATCTAGAAAAAGATATGCTTGCTAAAGACATGATGAAGCAGGTTCAAGAGCAGTTTGGTGTAAACACTTTTGCTATGTCTGAAGAAGAAGTTCCAAATACTTCAGAAGAACTGGCGCTTCATATGCAAATGAAATATAAGCCTTCAATAGAAATAGCTGAAGAAGAAGCTGTTAATACTGTATTGGCAGAAAATAGATATAATGAAATACAAAAAAGATTATATTACGATCAAACTGTTTTAGGAATACAAATATGTAAAAATAGTTTTCAGCCTGGAGCTGGAATAAAAGTAGAGTATGTTGACCCTGCTAGTGTAGTTTACAGTTATACTGAAGACCCTAATTTTCAAGATTGTTTCTACTGGGGTGAAATTAAAACACTACCAATTATTGAGTTGATGAAGATTGACCCTAGCTTAACTAGGGCTGATATGGAAGAGATATCTAATTATTCACAAAGCTGGTATGACTACAACAATACAGCTCAATATTATAATAATAGTTTGTTTAGCAAAGACAGTTGTACTGTTTTGTTTTTTAACTATAAAACCACCAAAACATTTACCTACAAAAAGAAAGTGAATGCAGCAGGAGCTGAAAGAGTAATTGAAAAAGATGATACTTTTAATCCTACAGAAGAAATGATGGATGAAGGGAACTTTGAAAAAATTTCTAAAACTATTGATGTTTGGTATGAGGGTGTTATGGTTATGGGTACTAACATTTTGCTTAAATGGGAAATGTCAGAAAACATGGCTAGACCACAATCAGCATCTCAAGAAGTATATCCAGAGTTTGTAGCTTCTGCTCCAAGAATGTATAAAGGAGCTTTAGAATCTTTGGTTAGAAGAATGATAACCTTTGCTGATTTAATACAGATTACACACTTAAAGTTACAGCAAGTAATATCTAGAGTCGTACCAGATGGTGTATATATTGATGCTGATGGATTAAGTGAAGTAGATCTTGGAACAGGTCAAGCATATAATCCTGAAGATGCATTAAGAATGTTTTTTCAAACGGGTAGTGTTATTGGTAGAAGTTACACTCAAGATGGAGATTACAATCAAGCTAAAATTCCTATTCAACAATTAAATAGTAATTCTGGTCAAGCAAAAATTCAAAGTCTTATAGGTAGTTACAATCACTACTTATCAATGCTTAGAGATGTAACTGGTCTAAATGAAGCTAGAGATGGAGCTACTCCAGATTCTTATGCATTAGTTGGATTACAAAAGTTAGCAGCTTTAAGCAGTAACACTGCAACAAGACATATATTAGATGCGAGTCTTCATATGTCACAAAGACTATGTACAGCATTGTCTAGTAGAATTGCAGATATGCTTCAGTATTCTGACTTTAAAGAAGAATTTGTAAATCAAATAGGTAAATTTAATGTTGGTCTAATAGAGGAGATTAAAGATTTATACTTAAGTGATTTTGGAATCTTTATAGAAATAGTTCCAGACGAAGAAGAAAAAAGAATGTTGGAAGCTAATATTCAAATGGCTCTTCAAAGAGATTCTATAAACTTAGAGGACGCTATTGATATTAGAGAAATAAGAAATATAAAATTAGCTAATCAAGTATTAAAGCTTAAACGTAAAGCTAAACAAGATTTAGAACAGCAACAAAAATCAGCAGCAGCTGAACAACAGGGACAGATAAATATGCAGTCTCAACAAATGGCCGCGCAAACTGCAATGCAAAAAATACAGATGGAGACTCAAGCCACTATGCAAATAGAAGAGGCCAAGGCTCAATTCTCTGTTAAAAGAATGCAAGGTGAGGCAGCAATAAAAGCTGAGTTGATGAACTTAGAGTTTGATCTTAACATGAAATTAAAAGGTGTTGAGGTTGAAGGTTTAAAAACTAGAGAAACACAACGCGAAAAAGCCAAGTCAGAAAGAATAACTCAAGCTAATACAGAGCAATCAAAACTAATAGAGCAAAGAAAAAATAACTTACCGCCTGTTACTTTTGAATCTTCTGAAGATAGTTTAGATGGATTTGACCTAGCTCAATTCGAGCCAAGGTGATTTATTAGAATTAAATTTAAATTATATATATAACTTTGTAAAAAATCAAATCAAATGGAAATTAAAGTATCTGAAGTAAATCCTTTAGAATCAAAATCGGTTCAAGAAGTAGAGAGTCAACTTTTAGAAAAACATGAGCAACAATTAAATGCTGAAGAGTCAGTAGATAAAGAACCTGTTGAAGAAGTGTCACAAGCTGAAGAGGCTGAAGTTGGTCCAACTATAAAGGACGAAGACGTTCTTTCATATATTAACAATAGATATAATAAGGATATATCATCTGTAGATGATTTGTTTACTCAAAAAGAGATGAACGAAGAATTACCAGAAGATGTTTCTAAATATTTAAATTTTAAAAAAGAAACTGGTCGTGGATTTAATGACTTCGTAAAAGCTAATAGGGATTACGATAATTTAAACGAAGACCAAGTGTTAGCAGAGTATTATTCTTTAACAGAAACTGATTTAGATAATGATGACATTCATTATTTAATTGAAGATAAATTTTCATATGATGAGGATTTAGATGATGAAGGTGAGATTAAAAAGAAAAATATAGCTAAAAAAAGAGAACTTTCTAAGGCAAAAAAGTATCTTAATGATTTTAAAGAAAAATATAGTGTTCCTCTTGAGTCAAGTGGGAAAGCTGTTTCTGAAGAAATGAAAAAAGAACTTGATGCTTATAAAAGTTATATTCAAGAATCTAAGACAGTTCAAGAAGCTAATCTTAAAAAGAATGAGTATTTCGAGAAACGAACTAACGATGTTTTTAATTCTGAATTCAAAGGTTTTGAGTTCGAGATAGGAGATAAAAAGATAGGTTATTCTTATGGAGATGCACAGGAAATGAAGGCAAAACAAATGGATCTAAATAATTTCATAGGTAAATACCTAGGAGATGATGGATTGATTAAAGATGCTAAAGGTTGGCATAAAGCAATTAGTGCTGCGATGGATCCTGACCGCTTTGCAAAATATTTTTATGAGCAAGGTAAAGCCGATAGTGTTGGAGATATTTCTAAAAAAAGTAAAAATGTTAACATGAACATAAGAAGTACTCCGCAATCAATAGGCGACACAGGATTTAAAGCAAGACAGGTTGATACTGGAAGTAGAAAAGGTTTGAGAATAAGAAGTAAAAATAAATAAATAATTTTAAAAAACTAAAAAAATGGCAGTAGATGCAGTACCAGGGTTTGACTTACAGCCAAGCTCAGAACAAGTCTTATTACAGACAAATTATATTACTAACTTTGATTTCTTAAATCAGTATCTTCCAGATACTTATGAGAAAGAATTTGAACGTTATGGAAACAGAACAGTAGCATCATTCTTAAGAATGGTAGGCGCTGAAATGCCTTCTAACTCTGACCTTATCAAATGGGCAGAACAAGGAAGACTACACACGAAGTATACAAACGTAACTTCAGGAGCAGCGGCAGCAGCTGACACAGCAACATTAACAATTGGAGATGTTTTAGTACCAGGTTCTGGTTCTATCGCAATTCGTGTTGGACAAACAATTATGTTATCTGACAGCACAGCGGCTTCTACAAATAGCAACAAAGCTATTGTAACAGCAGTTGATACAGCGGCAGGTACAATTGATGTAGCTTACTATGCAGCTGGAGGTCAGACAATGGCAGCAGGAGTTGTATGTTCTTTATTTATCTATGGTTCTGAATTTCAGAAAGGATCTGTTGGTATGCAAGGACAGCTAGAAGCTGATGATTCTATCTTTGAAAATTCTCCAATTATCATTAAAGACCGTTACGCAGTATCAGGTTCTGACATGGCTCAAATTGGATGGATTGAAGTAACTACAGAAAACGGTGCAACTGGATTCTTGTGGTACATGAAATCAGAACACGAAACTCGTTTACGTTTTGAGGATTACCTAGAAACAGCAATGGTTGAAGCAGTTCCTGCTGAAGCGAATGGTGGAGCAGCGGCAATCGTTGAAGGTGTAGCAACTGGAGTTGGTAACAAAGGTTCTGAAGGAATGTTTTATGTTATCGAAAACAGAGGAAATGTATGGTCAGGTGGAAACCCTGCTGCATTAGCAGATTTTGATGCTATTATCTCTCGTTTAGATAAGCAAGGTTCAATCGAAGAGAATGTTATTTTCTTAAACAGAGAATTTGGATTTGATATTGATGATATGTTAGCATCACAAAACTCTTACGGAGCAGGTGGTACTTCATATGGTCTTTTTGACAATGACAAAGAGATGGCTTTGAACTTAGGATTTACAGGATTCCGTAGAGGTTATGATTTCTACAAGACAGACTGGAAATACCTAAACGATCCGACAATGCGTGGAGATATCGTAGGTGGAGCAATTAATGGTGTTTTAGTACCAGCAGGTTCAACTACTGTATATGACCAAGTATTAGGAAAGAACGCAAAGCGTCCATTCTTACACGTTCGTTACAGAGCTTCAGAAACTGAAGACAGACGTTATAAAACTTGGATTACAGGTTCAGCTGGTGGAGCTGCTACATCGGATTTAGATGCGATGGAAGTAAACTTCTTATCAGAGAGAGCTTTATGTACTTTAGGTGCTAATAACTTCTTTATCTTTACAAACTAGAAGTAAATTATCAAAGGGGAGTGAATTAAAGTAGCTCCCTTTTTTTTATTATAAATTAAATCAAAATTAAATCAATATGGCATTAAAAAACAAACCAGTATTTGTAGACAAGGTTTACAAATTAACACAAAACAGAGCGCCCTTAAGCTACAGTATCCCTTCAAGAAACACAAAGAGAAGGTCATTACTATGGTTTGATGAGGAAACTGGAGTAAATAAAGCATTACGTTATGCTAGAAATTCAAAAAGTATTTTTGAAGATGAGCAAGACAAGAATGTTATTTTAGAACCTATCGTCTTTGAAGATGGTATGTTGTTTGTATCAAAACAAAATCAGATATTACAAAAGTTTTTAGCTTATCATCCATCAAACGGACAAATGTTTGTAGAGGTTGACAAAGAAAGAGACGCAAGTGAAGATGTAGAATCTTTAGACTTAGCTTTAGAGTCTCAGCTTATAGCAAAAGATTTAGGTATTGAAATGCTTGAAACTATAGCTAGAGTTGTAATAGGATTAAGAGTTGAGAATTTAACTTCTTCTGAATTAAAAAGAGATGTTAGATTATTTGCTAAGAGATATCCAAATGACTTTATGGAGGCTATGAATGATCCTTTATTAAAGCTTCAAAACAAATGTGCTAATTTCTTTAGTGAAAATCTTTTAACATTAAAAAACAAAAAAGATGTTTACTATAATCTAAAAGGAAACAAGAAGAAACTACTTACTGTTCCTTATGGTGAAGACCCATTATTTATACTAGCATCATTTTTACAGAGTGATGAAGGGTTAGAAGTTTTAAAAATATTAGATTCTAAAATGAAATAATAACTATACAAAAGAGGCTTCAAAATATGAAGCCTCTTTTTTTGTATCTTTGTGAAAATAAGTTTATAAATGGCATCAATAATAAATACAGTAAGAGCTACTGTTCTTTCAATTGCAAACAAAAATAATTATGGGTACATAACTCCTAATGATTTTAATTTATATGCAAAGCAAGCTCAATTAGATATATTTGAAGATTATTTTTATCAGTATAATAGTTGGATTGTAAAGCAAAATGCAAGAGTATCTGGAAGTGATTATGCTGATATTATAAAAGGGTTAGTGGAAGTAATAGATAGTTTTTCTTCTACTAAAGGACTAATTAACACAGGTATAAACTTGTTTGATTTACCTGATGATTATTATTTAATAGATAAAATTAATTACTATCCAAACCTTACAGCTACAGGTACTTTAACTTTTGGTTCAACAGGAAATACATTAATAGATTCAGCAGCAACTTTTGTTACAGGAGGTCAAGTAGTGGCAGGTCAGTTAATAGTCAATACTACAGGAGGAGGAATATATTCTGGAGGAAGCGCATTTGTTGTAAGTGTAGATAGCGAAACTCAATTAACAATATCGACTAATGATTTTTTTACAGGAACTTTTGAAGGCACATCTTATTCAATTTTAAGTACAAAAGGAATAACAGAAATAGAGAGAGTATCTCAAAACAAAATATTTTATTTAAACTCTTCACCACTTACTACTCCAGGGCTTTCATTCCCTGCGTATGTTTTAGGAGGGGCAAACAATGTTAATACAGGCAATACAATTACAGTTTATCCTGAATCTATTGTTACAGCAGGAACAGTTGTTTCTCAGTATATTAGATATCCTAAAGACCCTAATTGGACGTATGCTACATTAGCAGCAGGAGAACCTTTGTTTGATGAGTCAGCATCTGATTATCAAGACTTTGAATTACCTTTATCAGATCAAGTTAATCTTATAAACAAAATATTGCAATACGCAGGTATGTCAATACGAGAAATATCACTAACTCAATTTGGTCAAGCACAGGAACAGATGGATGATACCCAACAATCACCCAATCTAACATCATAAGATATGGCATATATAACAGATTATCAGTACTACGAAAATAACGGAAACCAACCCGAAGATGCTAATTGGGGTTCGTATCAATACATATCTTTAAATGATATAGTAAATAACTTTATGGTTATGTATGTTGGAAACGACAAACTAATTAATAATGTTGAGAGGTATAACATTGTGTTTCACGCAAAGAGAGCTATACAGGAATTAAACTATGACTCTTTAAAAGAAATTAAGATACTTGAATTAGAAGTTTGTGATACATTAAGATTTGTATTGCCACAAGACTATGTTAATTGGGTTAGAATATCAATGTATAGAGATGGAACATTGTTTCCATTGACTGAGAATATTCAAACTAATTGGAGTGATGCATACTTGCAAGACAATAATTGCAGGATTTTATTTGACCAAGATGGTAATGTTTTAAAGCCTGAAAACTCTACATTAGATCTTGATAGAATAACAGGAAGTAATAAAACTATATACCTAAACCAACAAAGCCCGTACAATGGACAAGAGGGTTATTTTTATAATGGCCTATGGTATTTTGAATATCCTGTTGGAGCTAGATATGGTTTAAATACAGAGACAGCAAATGCTAACCCTACATTTAAGATAAACAAAAAAGGTGGTGTAATTAATTTTAGTTCAGATGTTGCAGGAGAGTTAATAGTTCTTGAATATGTATCTGATGGAATGGAGAATGGAGACGACTCTGAGATAAGCGTAAACAAACTATTTGAAGAGTTTGTATACTCTTACATGAAGTATGTAATACTATCAAGTAAATATGGTGTGCAGGAATACATCATAAACAGGTCTAGAAAAGAGAAATCAGCGCTTCTAAGGAACGCAAAACTTAGAATAAGCAATATGCACCCAGGAAGATTATTAATGAATCTAAGAGGTCAAAACAAGTGGATAAAATAATATGGCTAAGATTCAAAAGAATTTCATAAAAGGGCGAATGAATAAAAGCGTTGATGAACGATTAGTTCCTCAAGGTGAATACATTGATGCTTTAAATATAAGACTAGGTTCAAGTGAAGGAAATGAAATTGGAGCTGTAGAAAACTCAAAGGGAAATGAGCTACTAGTACAGGTAAAGTTTAATGGACAGGTGTTGAGTGATGACGCTAGATGTATTGGCGCTTATGATGATGGTGCAAATGAAACTATCTACTGGTTTATTAGTGATCCTAGTAATACTAATTCTATTGTAACAGGGAAAGTTGATTTAATAGTATCATATAATACTAAATTAAATTTAGTTTTTTATCATGTAATATCTACTTCAGTATTAAATTTTGATAAAGATTATATAATGAATGGCATAAACCTAATTGATGGTTTATTGTTTTTTACTGATAATCTAAATCCTCCTAGAAAAATAAATGTAAACAAAACTTATTTATCTCCTGTATCTGGAGTAGATAATATTACCGAACAAGACATTGGCGTTATATTAGCACCTCCATTAAACTCACCTATTATAGAGCAGTTTAATTTAGGTGGTGGAGAAAACTATATGGAAGAGTTATTCCTGAGTTTTGCTTATAGATGGCAATATGAAGATGGGGAATATTCTGCTATATCTCCATTTTCACAAACAGCATTTAGCCCTGGTCCTTTTAGATTGGATTACAGTACTTTTGACAATGCTGCAATGGTTAACACTTTTAATAGTGTAAAAATAACTTTTGAAACAGGTGGAAGAAATGTAGTTTCAGTTGATGTTCTTTTTAAGTTTTCTACAAGTCAAAATGTAAATGTAATAGAAAGGTTTAACAAATCAGATGAGGGTTGGTCAGATAATGATTCTGAAAACATTACGTTTACTAATAAAAAAATATTTACTGCATTACCTGCGGAGCAATTACTTAGGTTATTTGATAATGTACCAAGAGTAGCACAGGCACAAACATTAATGGGTAATAGATTAATGTATGGTAATTATGTTGATGGATATGATGTTGCTAATAGTGTTGGAAAACAAATAGACATAGACTATGATTTAGAACTTATATCGAATAGCTTAAGCAATGAAGAGATAGAGGCAGATATTGTCCCTATTACAAATTACAATATAGGAATATCTACACCTGTTGATGACGCTACAATAACAATAGACTTTGGAGGATTAGAACTTATCCAAGGCGCTCAGATAGGTGTGGAGTTTAATTACAAAGGGAGTTTTTTTAATGGAGATGCATCTTATGATGATGGAACTCAACCTGAAAATGAATTTGTTTTTACATTTTTATTTAATTTACAAAGAGACTACTTAGATGTTAATGATTTAGCAAGTAGCGCAGAGTTTGAAGCCGCAGTAAGTGAGTTTGTGCCACCTAGTGGTTCAAGTTGTTTTGATTCTTCTTTAGTAAGTGGAATAAGAGGTTCTTCATTAACTGATATTTACAACTGTCAAATAGTTAGTAAAAATGAATGGGTTTTTGATAAGTTTGGTATAACACAAACAAATCAAGGATTTGGAATTGGTACTTCTGTAGGCAGCGACAGCATAAGCTTTACTATACCTGCTTTAAGATTTAATAAGCTAAACCTTGCTGATCCTGCAAACCCTGTATTTTTTAACCCCCCAGTGTTAGCATATGAGTATATTTCAGCTATAGATGGAGTGGGGTTATATTCTAAAAACGCTTCTAAACAATCATTACATAGTAATAGAGATTATGAGATTGCTATTGTTTATATGGATGAGTATGGGCGTAGTAGTACGGCATTAGTAGACACTGATAATACTGTTTTTATACCATGTGAAAACTCAATTGACCAAAATAATATTAGGGTTCAACTAAATAATTTACCTCCTTATTGGGCAACAAAATATAAATTTGTTATAAAAGAATCTGAAGGCGAATACAGAACTGTTTACTCTCAAATATTTTTTCAAGAAGAAGAAACAGGCGATGTATGGTTTAAAATTGAAGGAGACAACAGAGACAAAATAAAAAACAATAGCATCCTGTATCCAAAAAGAGATACTACAGGTGCTGTTTTAAATTGTGCTACTACAAAAGTTTTAGCTTTTGAAAGTCAAATAGAAGACTTTTTATGTGTTAAACAAGATGGAGTGGTTACAAGTGGTACTTGTGGTCAACCAGCTGGAACATATATGAAATTAAGACCGTCAGGGTTTAATGCGAGTGCGCCAGAAAACTCTTTTATACAAAGAGAAAATGCGGATAGAGGTAGTTTTGGAATAGCAACAGTATCTACTAGTCTTGAAGATACAGAGGTTGATCCTTCAGTGTTTGCTCCTTACGATATTCCTGCTGGAAGTATTATTCAGATAAAATTAGATACAAGAAGAAATAAAAGAGGTAGTAAATGTGGTGGTCGTATTTATAAATACGATAAAACTTTTACCTCTAGTAACGACTATAATAGCCTATATGATTGGGCAGTAGGGGATAATATAGACTTCACAAATGGTGTTACAAGTGGTTCAGATGATAATCAAAATACAGTTTCTTTTGACGAATTTATATATGACTATCCTCAATCACCTAGCTTTGGGCCTGGAGGCGATGGTCAAACCGTTATATTTTTTCAACAAGGATTTATCTCTCCAGGTGTGCTTGACGGAAAACAATATATGTCTATTCAGACAGGTACTCCCACGTGCGGTGGTATTGATAAAAGAGAATCATTTACGCAAATTGAAACAATAGTTACTAGAGCATCAACTTTAATGGTATTTGAGACTGAGCCAATACCTGCTAATGATGAGCTTTATTACGAAAATGAGCAGACATTCGATATTGTTAATGGTTTTCATTTATCAGGAGATGCTGATGCTGACCAAGACCAAACAGCTTCTTTGCCTGCGATAATAGATTTAACATTTTTTAATTGCTACACATTTGGTAATGGTGTAGAAAGCGACAGGGTGCTAGATGCCTTAGTAAAGCCATCTCTATCATTAGGAGAAAAAGTTACTTCGGTAGCTGAAGAGCAATACAGAGAGGTTCATCGTTTTTCTGATATAACCTATAGCGGTAACTTTAATCAAGAAACAAACCTAAATAAGTTGAACCAATTTAATTTGGCTTTAGCAAATTTTAAGACACTAGAAACTTCTTATGGTCCTATTAGAAAAATGCACGCAAGGCAGACAGACATACTTATACTTCAAGAAGACAGAATATCTTATATTTTAGTTGGAAAGAACTTGCTTTCTGATGCGTCAGGAGGTGGAGCATTAACGTCTGTACCAGAAGTTTTAGGCCTGCAAGTTGCTAGGTCTGAAGAGTATGGTATTAGTAATAACCCTGAGAGTTTTTCCTCATATGGTCCTGATGTTTATTTTACAGACGCAAAAAGAAGTAGTGTAATAAATTTAAAAGGTCAATCTGAAGGAGGTCGTTCAGATAAGCTTTCTGTTATTTCTCAAGTAGGAATGAGAAGTTGGTTTAGAGATTTATTCATTGATTCTTTTGACACTCAAAAATTAGGTGCTTTTGACCCATACATGAATGAGTACGTATTAAATTCTAATGAAGTATTAATACCTCAAGTTCCTGTAATTAGGAATTGTGGATATACTTTATTGCAAAATAATTCTACATCTGTTGTCACTTTTGATTTAGATTGCACAAACTTAATTGGAGATATATCTATTGATTATGACTTTTCAATAGGCGGTGCAAATATATCTGTTGTTTATAATGGAGTTAATGTATTAAATACTAATGTATCAAATTCAGGTTCTGTTTCTTTTACAAAGTCACAAACAAATCCTATTATAGCTCAGGTTACAATAACTCCTATTTTAACAGCTACTTACGAAATGACATTTGGATGCCCTCAAGGAGAGCAGCTAACGGTCACTCAGATTCTAGTTAATTTTGAAGGGGATGTTGGTTTAACAACCACTACAAGATACAAATGGGAATTAGCAGGAGACTCTAGTCCATATAACACCAACACTGTAGTTTTTGAAAATGATGGTATTTCACTTTTTGAGTCGCAAACAAACCAAGAATCATTTGGCTCAATACCTACGGAGGGGGCTACTGTTGTAATGCAAAGCATACAGGGTTCAGGGCAAACGTTTGTTTTTGATCCTACTAGAGATAAATTTAAATACTTAGTTTCTAATGTTCAGTATACTGAGGCAACTATAAATACTTTATTACCACTGTTAAATACGGCTATTACACTAGATAAACAAGCTTCTTTTACTTACAACAACCCATCTAATAATGATTATTTATATCTTGTATGGGATTTTAGGTCTCCAATAGCAATTGAATTATGTTACGACCAAACAAACCCGATAGATGCTTGCTGTGATTGCGCACCTTAAAATTTAAAAAAAAATGAGTTTAGTAAATAAATATATTAATTCAGATAATTTTTTAACTGCAACTGCTGTTTATGATGATGTGGATTTAACAATACTATCTCCAGATGGTTATTATCAGTTTGGAGGAAATTATAGACGGCAATTGTCAGGTGTTTTAAGTTCTTCTGTAATTTGTGATGATTGTAGTACTAGGTCATTGTATAGAACAGATGAGGAAACGAGTGTTTGTGACAACTATTGCACTAGTTCAGCTTATGATATGGACATTGAGTTCACAACAAATCCTGCAAGAGATTATGAAAATTTAACAAATGGTGATGTAATTGTAGGTGGACTATCGTTTGACGGTTTCTACGCTGTTTCTCCATATATAGCAACTACAGGTGCTGATAAGGGTTTATGGAAAATATTAAAAATACAAAACAATGTAATAACTAACATTAGTGAATGCGGAGCTACGCAGTGTCAAGATTTATAAAAAACAATGAGAGAAAATTATACCTTAACATATAGTGAGTCTGTAAATGGATGGCCTTCATTTTACAGCTATTTTCCAGATTTTGCTTTGGGAATGAATCAATATTTATATTCTTTTAAAGGTGGAAATCTTTATAGGCATAATACCAATGAAACAAGAAATAATTATTACGGAGTTAATTATGACTCTACAATAACTGGTGTTTTTAATGAACAGCCAACAGCTACTAAAGTATTTAAGACCATTGAACTAGAAAGTGATGATGCCTGGAATTGTGAGCTAGTATCTGATCTTGGAGCAGGGTATATGCCAGATAGTTATTTTGTTGAAAAAGAAGGGGCTTTCTTTGCCTTTATAAGAAGACTAGATGGGGTTGATAATTTAGCGTTAAGGTCAGCTCAAGGATTAGGTACGCTTTTAAGTACAACAGGTGTAGGTCCAGCACCTATAACATTAACTTTTTCTTTTGCTATTAATTCAATAATGAGTATAGGTGATGTTGCATATACAAACTCAATTATCGGACCTGTAGAAATAGGAACAATAACAGGCATAAGTCAAGATAGAAAAACAATTACAATAGCAGCTCCAACATATGCAGGTACTGTTCCTGTATCATATATATTATATGTTAAAAATAGCGTTGCTGAGTCTTATGGGACGTTGGGTTACTTCTTGCAGTTTAAACTTAGTAATTCAAATACTAGTGCCGTTGAACTTTTTACTGTTGATTCAGATGCATTCAAAAGTAATCCTTAGTTTTTTGTATCTTTGTTTTAATGAAATTTGAAATAAGAAAATTAAATCAAGAAGATTACGATTCTATTTTAGTTGATTGGTGGAAAGATTGGAGATGGACACCACCAGCAAAAGATTTTTTACCAGAAAATGGTGCAGGAGGTTTTATTGTTTATGATGGAGATATTCCTGTATGTGCAGGATATATTTATTTAACAAACTCTAAAGTAGGTTGGTGTGATTGGGTTATTTCTAATTTTAAATATAAAGATAAAGAAAAAAGACGCGAAGCATTAACAGAATTGGTTTCAACACTAACAAAGGCTTTGACTATACATGGATGTAAATATTCTTACGCTCTAATAAATTCAAAGTCACTTATGTCAATATATAAAGATGTTGGATATAGCGAAGGGGATAAGTATACAAAAGAAATGATTAAAAAATTATAATATGGGCGTAGTAACATCAATAGCAATGGCCACAGTGGCAGTAGGGGGCGCAATTACAAAGGGAGTATTAGCAGGTGATGCTGCAACCGTAGCTGCTAGAGAAGCAGGCGACTTAAGACTACAACAAGCAGAACTAGAAAAAGAAGCTATAGCTCGTTTAGACCAAGACTTTTACGAAGCGGTTAGAGTTAATACAGATATATACGACAAAGCTTTAGAGATGTCCAATGTAAAGGGTGCTGAACTTGTTCAGGCTGCTCAAGAAGGAGACCAAAGAGGTGTTGCTGCAACAGCAGGAAAAGTAAAGGAAATAGAACAAGCTGGGTTAAGCGCTCTTTCTGATAAATTTTCTCAAGACAAAACAAACATAGATTTAGCTAGAGCCAAGGCTCAGGAATTGTCAGCTGCTGAAATAGCGGCCATGCAAGACGATAGAGCAGCAGCAGCAGGAGTTAGAGCAGACACTTTAATGAAGCAATCAGATACATTAAGAGGACAAGCTACGGCTAATTATGTTACAGCAGGAACTGAAGCAATCATGCAAGGTGTTGGAATAGCTGGTGAGATTTCAGGAGCTAAAGCGCAAGGAGCTATAGATAAGTTAGTTGCAGGAGGAATGAGTATTGTTGACGCTCAAAAAACTGTAGCCGATCAGTCTCAAAAAAACACGAGAATATTTAACAGAGGGGATATGGACATAGCGGCTTTTACAGGAAATAAAATAACCCAACAACCAATCACTCCTCAACCTCAGCTTCAACAGACAGGGATTAAAACACAGCCTATAGTTAATCCTTTTATGAACAATCAATTTTCCACTATGTTTCAGGGGTTGTTTGCTACGGATTTTAGTGCTTTAGGTGGTAAGCAAGATTTAAGTCTTTTTGAAGGTGAATACGACCCTTTAAACTTTAACAATTAACAAGATATGGGTAACGCATTAGACGCAGCTAAGTTTTCAGCATCACAAGGATTAACAGGGGTAAGTGACCCTACGGCCTCATTGTCAGCAATTACTGAAGGTATTAAAACTATTTCTGATTGGAAAACAAAAAGAGACGAAGCTAAAGAAAAGCTAAAGAAAGATACCGCTGACCAGTACTTAGAAGCAGAGAAGAAAGCATATGAGAATATGCCTACCGATAAAACTTTTAAAAGCAATATTTTAGAGGGTTTAGATTCGTACAAAGAAAGACTGTATACTAACATGAAGTTAGTTCAAAGAGGTGTGGTAAGCGCTAATGACAATCTTATATTTCGTGAGAATGCCACTCAAGGCATTGGTGTAGTTTCAGATATGCAAAAAAACTACGCTAAAATACAGGAAGATTATTTAAAAGGAGCTAGAGGATATACCAATGATAAAGGTGAGTTTGTACCTCCTGTATATGGGTCAGGAGCAGCAGCTTTAAATGATATCCATGTACAGCTCAATAACCCTGATTTATATAGCCTTACTTTTAATGAAAAAGGCTCTCCTGAAGTTATAATGTATGAAACTGAGGTTGGTCCAAACAATATAATGGTTGCCAAAAGAGATGAAAACGGAGACAGAATTCCAGTTAGAGATGAAAATGGAAACCCAGTTCCAAACATAAAAGCAATGGCATTTGATGGGGGTAACAATCAGGTGATGGGCATTATAAATTTACCTAAAGTAACTGCTCAACTAACTGGTGAAGGAACTGTTTTTGATAGAGACTATCAGGATATAATAAACACAAAGGGTTTGATGGGAGTCATAACGGATGACATTAAAGCAAACAAAAAAGACGGATTACCCGACTTAATAAAAAGTACTGCTGCTACAATGATTATAGGGGTAGATCAACAACTTAGCGTGTTGACTGATAATGGCCCGAAGGATAAACAATCACAAGCAATGAATCCAGCCATGTATGCTAGGTTAACAGCAAAACAAAAAGCCGAAACAATTGAATACGATTACTTTAATTTTGAAACAGGCTTAATGGACAAGGGAGAAAAGACCAAGTACATACCTCTTGTGATGGGCGCTAATAATCAATATGTTCCAAAATTTAAGAATATAGATAAGAAAGCTTCTACTAATCTATCCGAATACTCCATATATAACTCATTAGAAAAAAGTATTAAGAGTGGAGGTACAGCTTTTGATCCTAACAGAGCTTCTAGAACAACCGCAAAAGAACTTGAAACAAAGAAGATTGGTAGAGTTGAATTTGCTAAGAGAATGGCTTCTGGTGACCCTAGAGTACTTGAGGAAATGAAGGCGAGTGGGTTGTATACTGATAAAGAGGACTTTAATGAGATTTTATCCAAAAGTGGCTTAATAGATTTAGAAGAAAAAGATAGCAAAGGTAATCCAAGGAAGGGTGAGATTTATCAAGTTTATACTTCAAGGGGAGTAGAACCAAGAACTGTTTACCACACAAATGAAGATGGCTCAGTAACTTCCTTACAGGATAGAACACAACAAACTTTAAGTCTTATTGCAACAAATCCAATAGAGACTCAAGATTTATTTAATGTATATACAGGTGCAGGAAATGACTTTAATGAAACGTATAATCCAGCAAAATTTAAAGAAATTACTGTAAGCACTGGCCCAAAAACTTCGTTAAGTATGGAGACAATTGTTGAAGGTAAAGGGAATAAGGCTATTACATTAAACGATGTGATAACAGATGTTATTAAAACAGCGGATGACGCCACAATGCGTGGAGTTGATGAAGATTTATTAGCTAAAGGTATTGAGGGTGCGCTTAATCAGGCTTTAATTAAGTCTGAGCAAAAGGTTGATGGTCTTACTGTAACTTATAACGGCAGTAACAATTTTACTATAACAGGTGTAAATTCTAAAGGAAAAACAATAACCGTTACAGGTAACCAATCGTCAACTGAGCCAGATGCAATGAAGGTTGAGATAGATGCAATTCTTAATGAATTCTTTCAAAACTTAGGTTCAGATAAAGACTATAACCCTGGTGGTAGTGGTAGTGCTGAGGTAAAAAAAGATGCATTCGGAAATATAATAAAATAATAAATGGATAAATTAAAAGCTCTATACGAAAGTTATATTGAACAGGGATTGTTAAGTAAAGAAACTAGCTTTGAGCAATTTTCTCAATCAGACTCTTCTATACAGGAAGCCCTATATAAGCAAGGTGTTGACGAAAAAATAATAAGCTCAGAAACCACTCTTGATGTATTTACATCTGCTTGGGCTGAAAAAAAAAATCAAGTCGATACTCCTTCAGATGGTCAAGAGGAAGTTACGGAATCCATTACAGAAACGGAAACAACTCCTGGCTCTTCGGATTCTTTAGAAGAGCAAGATGAAGTAGCTGTAATACCTTTAGTGCAAGATGATAATGGTGACTTAGCACCATTTGTTGAATTTCCTGTCGTAGAAGAAGAGATTGAAACTTTAATTCCTGAAGCACCGTCTAGGTCAGGTACACTTAAAAATGAAGACGGAAGTGTGTCTACTCATAAAATGAAGACCGAAACAGATGGTCAAGGTAATTGGTTTTCATTCCCTACAGTATTTCAAAATGAAGATGGAAGTTTTGTTGACATGTCTGAAGAGGCAAAACAAAACTGGGAGCCTGTATATGAAGAAGCTAAGAAAAGAGGTGAAGTTATAGAGTTTGGTAAAGATGAAAAATCAGCATTAGCATATGGAAAAGGAAGCTGGAAGCCTTCATATGATTCTAATAAAAAAAACAAGCTGCTATTAGATTCAGGATATTTGGCTTATAAAGAAGAGAACTCAGGAAATGTTTTAAACACTATTGATTTTGATAAAGAAGGTATAAACGTAAATGTCACACCAGAAAAAGAATATGGATTTATTAATCCAGAAACAGGTCAAAAAGAATTTAAGAAAGAATCAGAACTTAGCCCAGAATTATTAGAAGCCGTTGAAACATACGAAATTGCAACTCAAGATGTTCAAACTCCAAATTACTCAGATGTTGATCTTGATGAAGGAGAGGTTGGAAATGCTAACGCATTTTTAACAAGCCTTATTAAAAATGATGGTGGTGATGTAACAGATTATTTAAAGTGGGAAAAGAAAAACACTAGGAACGAAACTGGTGTATACAAGTGGATGAAGAAACTTCTTACAGATGATGAAGGTGATGAGTACTTTGAACAAAAAAATTATTATGAAAAAGTTCAATCATACAAGACGGCACAACTTAATCAAATTAGTAAGAGATTAAATCAAATTCAAGCGAAAATAGATTTAACCTCTGACCCTAAACAGATAAAAGAATTAAAAAATGAGGGAAAAGAATTAACCAAAGAATTTTACGCAAAAGTTGAAAGCATTTCTACTACTATTAAAGATTTTCCTGTGCTTACAAAATACACAGAGGATACTGACTTAAGAAGAAGAAAAGCAATGTATGAGGCCGCTCAGGAAGGTGGAGCAGCTGAAGGAGGTCAAGGATTAGTTGAGTTACTTGCTGTTGCAGGAAATAGTTTGGCTGGTTTTGGTCTTGATTTTTTCGCTTCTATACCTGCTTTTTTTGACCAAAGGATTGCAACTATAGGGAAGGGAGATGATAAATTTGATAATAAAGGTGTTTTAAAAAGCCTTGAAGAAATGTTTACCCAAAGTAAGGAGACTCTTGATATCACAACTGGCGCAGTAAAAAGATCTGCTTTTTTAGACGGAAAGCCAGTTTTAAGTATGGGTAAACAATATATTGTTGATGAAAATGGAACAGTATATGATGCAAATACGAACATAAGAATGGATGGGATTATTTCTCCTGAAAAAATAAAAGAAATACAAACACTATCTAAAGATGTTACAGAGACTGTAACTAATTGGACAGCAGGATCTGTAACTCAAGGAGGAGTAGGCATGCTTGTACACTTATACGGCTTAATTAGAACATCAGGAAAAGTAACAAAGAAACTAGGATTTAAAGGCCCTAAAGGAGCTGGTCTAGGAATGGGAATTACTTCTTTTGCAAGTGGTATTACAGGGAACGTGGAGGACGTAAGGTCTCAGCTAGTAGCTTCAGGTATGTCTGAAAAAGAAGCTATGAATATAGCTGTTAATGCAGGTCAGGCAATATCTACTTTAGATGGTATATTCTCTGGATTAGCAGGTGGTAATCAAAAATTACTAACAGGTTTTACAGGAATTAAAGACCAGATTAAAAACCTAGCATTAAAAGAAGGTAAAAAATTCACAGTAAAACAACTTGTAGATAAGGGCAAGGGTTTGTTAAAAGAAAACGCTAAAGAACTTTTTATAGAAGAGCTTCCAGTTTATTTTTCTGAAAAGGGTATAAACCATTTGGTGAATAGACATATTGGAAACGAAGTTTTAAGTGACAAAATTACAAAGGCAGGTATAATGGAAACTGTAGTAATGACCGTAGGAGCTACCTCTGGTTTGGGTGCTAAAAATTTATTGTCAGGAAATAGAAGGTCTAACTTAGTTAGGCTTGCAGCAGCAAATGTTAAAGATTTACAATCTACATTAGATGTTTTAGTTAAAGAAGGTTCTTTGACTGAAAAAGAGGCTTCAAATGCATATACAGAAATTTACAATATGCAGTCAGCTGAGTTAAAAACTCAAGGGACTATAAAAGTTTCTGAAAACTTACAACCTGCATCTGATTTATTAACTCAAAGACAGAATTTAATAAACAAAAAACAGGGACTAGAAGGCCCAGGTAAAGCTAGAATTGATAAACAGATAGCGGCTGTTGACCAGCAACTAGATGCTCTATATAAAAAAGACGAATTACAAGTTCAAGAAGAATTAACAAAACAAAAAGAAGATGCCATTTCAAAGCCAAGCACAGAAAAGCAAGTTCCAAAAGACCGACTTAGAGAATATCATACAGACAAAAGGTTAGTAACTCCCTCTAATCCTAAAGGAGAAGCAAACATATCAAACGTTACAAGTCTTGATAAAGAAGGGGTATCAACAGCAACTTATGTAAATCCAGAGACAGGTATTTTAGATGTTATTATAACTTCTAAAAACAAAGAAAACTTTGTCGGATATGTTAGGGTTTATGAAAACGGAAGGCCAACAAATAAGTTTTCAGCAAAAATGGAGTCTACAGGTGGTGCGTTTAAGAATATGATTACATCTGCTGATGCTACATTACCTGATGGCGCAAGAGTTGTTGAAACGACTACTATTTCTGAGGGTGGACTTAGGACTTTCAATAAATCTAATTTAGATGTAGAGACCGATGCCGATGGTAACGTTGTTACTAATACCACAAAATATAGTGATGCAACAAAACAATCTGTAGAAGAGAAAGGTCAAGCTGCTTATGATCCTTTTAAGACTGATGATAAAGCTAAAGCTGAAGCTGAAGTTGAAAAAATAAAAAAAGCTTATCCAGGTATTGAGGTAAAAATAAAAAGACAAGGAACTAAGAGAGGAAAAAAAACATACACTATTGATGTAGAGTTGCCAGTATTAATTAAAAAAGGAAAAGATGCCATTTCAAAGCCAAGCACAGAGGAGCAAGTGCTACCAGATGCTCCAACAAGCACAGAAGGAGGGAAAGACTCCGAAGTGGAATTGCAACAAGTGGGAGAAGGAGACGTTGAGCAAGTCACTACCGACACGCAAATCGAAGAAGGTGAAACGCAAACCGATAAGCCTAGCGACACGACTACGCAGACAGATGTTGAACAGTTAACAGAACCTACCTCAACAGAGGGAGATATGAGTGTGAACAATAAAATAGAGTCATTTGCAAATCGTATTGTTGAAGGAGGAAATCAAGAATCTTTTTCTGAAGATGCTATTCAGTTTTACGCAGAAAATAAAGAAGCAATAGATAATGCGGTTGCTCAAAAGAAAAAACAACAACCCAAAACACAATCTAAAGAAAGAGCCTTAGCTTTAAAAATAGCTAGGGGTGATACGGAATTTTCAAATGCAGAAATAGACTTGTACGCTAAATCTGAAGGAGCAGTTAAAGCTGAAGTAGATGCTATAGGAAAGACAAACAGTCAGACAGTAACAGCTAATACTTATAAATCTATAATAGCCTCTACAAAAATAAAAGGAAAGCCTAAGACTATTAAAGTAAAGAGCGACTATTCGGCAATGAAGAAAGATCTTCAGAAGGAAGCTAGGGTTGCTAGAAATGCTAAAAACGATGTAAACAAAAGAAGAAAAGGATTACAGGGGGCTATAGATTTAGTTCTGAAAGCAGGTAATATTACAACTAAAAAAGCAAACTCATTACTTAAAAAAGTTTCTAATGTAAATTTATATAACGCCAAGAAAGTTCAAGACGTAATAGATTTTACTACAAGAGCAATGAATGATGCTGAGTATTCTAATAAGCTAGATAAGGCTAAAAAACTTCAAAAATCTATTAAGAATAAATTAAAAGGTAAAGAAGCTGGACTGTCTGACGCTGCAAAGAAATTTACTCAAGTAAATCCAAGCAATGTAAACGATATTGATACATATTTAGAAAAAGCATCTGAAATTAGTAATGGTCTTACACCAACTAAGAAACCATCTAAGGGGGAACTTAAAGTAAGTAAGCCTTTTGATATTAAAAAAATTGAGGAGTATTCAAAAAAAGAAACTGAATTAGAATCAGAAAGAAACTATGAGTTAGCCAAAGAGTCATTTCAAGAATTGACAGGGCTAGAACCAGGGGACTTAACTCTTGACCAAATGAAAGAGATACTGTATGAGGTAGATGGTTCAACAAATACTTCTGAAACAGATGCACAGATTCTTAAGGATAAAAAGAACGCAATTGATAAAGCAGCAAATAACGCTTTTAAAAACACTAAGATAAATATAAAAGGAGCTATAGAGTCTGGAGACATAAAGGTTACCAAGACTCAAAAAACTTTAATCAATAATTTTTTAAACATGGACTTAAGTCTAATGACTACCAAGCAAAAATTGGAAGCATTAGATTCGATAGTTAATTTTGAGCTTAACCAATCTACGGGTGGAATGGAGGCTTCTCTAATGCAGCAAGTTGGTAATACTAAAATAACTCGTTTAAAAAATAAAGGAATTAAAAATACTGAAAACAAATCATTATTTGGCTTAGGTAAGTTTTGGAATAAACAAATATCCACTTTACCTAATGTCTTTGAACTTACATTTAAGTCTCAACAGAAGGCGAGAATGGTTATGGAGGCTTTAGGGCTTGATGGAATAATAAACGGTAGCGCAAAAGCTCAAAAAGAAGCAGCTAATACAGAGAAAGATTATGCAGATAAATTTGCAAAAAAGAAAATGCAAGATGGTATATACTTTGACGAATCCAATGATACTCAAAGAGGTATATTAGCAGATGTAAGGAGGTTTACACCAGGGAAAGAACAAAAGGAATTTGAAAAGAGTAAGAAACTTATTCAGCAAACTTATGAGAGACTTATGGCTTCAGGAGACAAGTTAAAAGTTAAAAAAGGTGAGATTGTTAAAGCTCAATATGATAAGCTTTTGAAAGACTCTAACTCTATAGAGGACGTTGAAAGTAAAGCAGACCCTGCAAATTTAGATGGAGTAAAATATGTTACGGAAATCTGGGCTAAAAAATATAATGAATTAGCTGATACGTCCTTGAATGTATATAACAAGAATTTAGGAAAAGATACTAACTATACTCCTAGAAACATTCAAAAAGTAAAGCAACCAAAAGCAGAAGATGTAGATATAACACAACCTGTTTTTAATCCTGAAGGAAATAAAAGAAAAAGCGCTTACGACAAAAAAACAGGTGTTTTAAAAGAAGCTACTAAACCTGGTTCTCTTGAGACAGGAGATGTATTAAACTTAAGTTTTGATGCTCAGAATATGAGTAATTATAAAGCTGCTTTAACTGATATATATACAGCCCCTTCTATACAACAAGTGAAAGGAGCTAGAGAGTCAAAAGCTTTTAACGAAGTTTTTACAAATGAATCAGCAAAAGAAATAATTAATGAAAGAATAAATAGCTATGTAGATTCTAAACGAGGTAAAAAATATGTTGATGGTTCAACAAAAAGAGCTTTAAATCGTTTGAATAAGGTTGCTACATTAGGTGTGTCTAGAGTTTTAGGTGGGCCAACTCAGTTTGTAAAACAAATAGTTCCTATTTTTAACACAATGTTTAATGCAGGTCTCAGCAATACATTAAAAGGATCTAAGTTAATTTTTGATGCTGAGGTTCAAAAGGCTATAGACAATTCAGGCTTACCTATTGCTAACAGGGGAATACAATCTCAATCAGATATTGAAAATGCTGATAGTAGAATTAAAAAGAAAGCACAGACAAAAGGAGGTAGAGTAATTGATGCTGCTGATAAAATAAATAAAAAGACACTTGAAGCTTTCTTGGTGTATCCAGATGTTCAGACAGCAAGAGCTTCTTTTATTGCTTATTATATTCAGCAAGTAAAAAAAGATGGAGGAGATACTACTAATATTGATTGGTCTAAACCATTAGACAAAAAAGCTGCACAGTATGCACAGCAACAAGTGGATAGGCAACAAAATACATCTGACCAAGACCTTCAAGGAGACTTGTTTACTAATCAAAACTTTGGTTCTCAAATGGTTCGTAAAACATTATTTCCTTTTGCAAACTTTTTGTTAAATCAAAAAACAAGAATGTATTCAGATATAAATACTTTAACTAATAACCCAACTGCTCTTCCAGGTGATAAGACTAGAGCGCTTAGGTCATTGGGAGGTTTAGGTGTAGAAACAGCAATGTTTAATGCTATTGGTTTAGGAATAACTCAAACATTAGCTGCTGCCGCAAGATTAATATCAGGAGAAGAAGAAGACCCGAATTTAAACAGATATGCTAATAAAAGAGCAAGAGAAGAAAAAAGAGAGAAAGAGTTTAATCAAAGGTTAATAGGTAGAACTGGAAATGCATTAGCAGATATTCTTGTTCCAATACCTATTTTAAATGACGAAAGTTTAAATAAAATAAACGGATTGATGTCTATGTTTCAAGACGATGAGGATAATCCATTTCAGTTCTTTGCAAAGACAGATAAAAAAATAATTGACCAACTAGGTACATTAGGAATCGGTGCAAAAAAAGCAGTAATACTTGCTGATATGATTAAAACAATTGTTACAGGAGAAAAGACCACTGTTTTTATGGGTAGAGAAAGTAAAGCTGAAATAGACCCTGAAAAATTAAACGCCTTGAAAATGACGACTATGGCTTATGCTATGCATTTAATTGGTGTCCCTGTTTTAAATTCAAGTGAAGTAGGATATATTGCTGAAAGAGCTTTTAAGGATATAGGTAAATCAAGAGAAATAGAAGAGAAAGTTGATTATATTGTAGAAGCTGAAGCTGTACTAAATCAGAGAGGTATTAAAAATCCTTCTCAAAAAATGATAGATAATGAAGCAAAGCAACTAAAAAGAATAGATCAAGGTAAGGATCGTAAAGTTGAAAAAACAAATAGCAAAAGTAAAAATGATAAATCTTTTTCACCAGCTTCTTTTGGTAATGAGAAAGGAAAAAAGAAAAGTGGAAAATCGTTTAATCCTAAATCTTTTTAATTTTTAACCTTATCAATTAACTGTTGTAATTTTCTAATCAAAGAGAAGTTGGGTTTATCTTTCAACTTCTCTTTTAGTATTTGCTCTTTAATTTGTTCCATCATTTTGTAAGTGTTCTGCTTCTCTATTTGCATAGTCAGCTATTTTTTTCATGTCAGATATATCGTCTCCTTTTTTTCTTAGTAGGTATTTAAGAATATTCCCTTCGTTAAAATTTAAATCCCAGTGCTTAATTAAATCAATGACATCTAATCCATTAATCTTTCTAGAAGAATATCGTTCCTCTAGAAGAGTTGTGTCTTGTTTATATTGCATTGTCTATAACTTCTATTACGTGTCTTAAGTCACTTTTTTCAAACTCGCCTAGTGAAACGTCATTAACTATTAATAGGTAATAATCTTTTCTTACTTCAATACATTTTGTGTTTTCCATCTTTTAAAATATGTGTGTTAATCTTGCTACTTGTCCATGTTCCATTGAGTGTATAAATCCTTCGACAGCTTTTATTCCACCAACACCATAACCTTTTCTATGATGCCAGGAATCAGATCCGCTTGGTGACCTTAACGACTCAACTGTAATGCCATGATAGTCTTTACTAGACTTGTGATGTATATGGTGTGTGTAAACATAACGATGCTTTGTGTCTGCCCACCACTGAGAGAACTCATTAGCCATTATAAGGGGTAAATCAGCTTGTTTCGCTCCATCTCCATGTGTTGTTCCAATTAAGTTATTTCCGTACTTAAAACCTTTCCTATGGGCTATTGAGCAATCGAATGTAATGTTCTTGCTTTTCCTAAACCAAGACTGTATAGAGTCCGATAACATGAATCCTGATATGTAATCGTGGTTACTTGGGTTGTAAACAAAGTGAACATCTGCCACTGCGATTAATGTTTCTAATACATCTATGTAAAGTTTTTTTGCTGTAAGGAAGTTTTCGTACCACATCCCATCAGTATCTTGTGGTGTACCTGCTGTTGTTTTTCGGTGTGGCTCATCGATATGAAGTATATCGTTACCACCTACAAATAATATCTTATCTATTTTAAAGCCATTAGACTTTTCAAGTATTCCTTGTATTCCTTCCTTTACTCTCTTGACAGCTATCTGTGAGTTATAATCCTCACCTGTTTCAAATGATGATGCTAGCTTACCTATGTGTATGTCAGCAGGATCAATTACTAGTAGGTGAGGGTCTTTCTGTTTTGTTCTTTTAATCTTAGGATATGAAGGAGAATGTTTATTCATTTCCTTTATAATATCCTCTCTTACTTTGTCTAAAGAGACACCGTTGTTTTTTACATGAAGAGAAAAGCTTTTGCCTTTATACCAGTAATGATTTACATCACTCATTGGTATTCCGTTAGTTTCGCATTCTACTTTTAATGCTCTGTGATTACTTATCATCACACTTTCCTCATCAGTAAGTCTTGGTCTGTAACCTACATTATTGTTTTCCATGTCAATAAAGATACAAAATAAAAGTTAATTATTTTAATTAGATAAAGTAAGTAACTCTTCGTTAAGCTGTTCTATCTTTTTGATTATCTCTTCTTTTCTTGCCTCTGGAGAGTACGTTGTAATAAACTCAGCTCTTTCTAGCGCTTTTTGATATACACCATTTAATATTGGGTCAGCCTTAATTATATAATCAAAATCTTTAATTGCATGTATAATAGTTGCGTGATCTCTTTTAGAAATCCTTCCTATTTCAAAATAGGTTAGAAGAAAGTTGTTTCTAAGAATGTAGAATAGTATTCTTCTTGCGTCCACATACTCTCGTCTTCTAGTGTTTTTAAATATATTTTCAATTTCCATTTCTTGTTCAATTAATACCTTAATTGACTCGGCTTCTACTTTATTTTTTAATTTGATTTCAGGTGATGATTCGAATTTCATTTTATATGAATGTTTAAATTAATATCGTTTAGGTATTGGTCTAGTGTTATTTCAAATATATCTAACAGTATAGATGGTGAGTTCTTATTTCTTTTGGAATAGGAAAGAGTAAAGAAAGTTGGTGTTCCATCTTTATCGTGTACTACTCCAGACTTTAACTTGTCTAAACCCTTTGTTGTAGGCAGACCTATTAAGGTATCTATTTGCGCTGCTATCTTATTCTTTACACTAGGGTTAAATGTGTGTATTTGATATAGGAAGTTTTCATCCAATTCAAACTCATCCTCTATATACTTCTGTTCTGACTCCATGCTTTTCTAATTCTTTTAGTCTATATTCTTGTAAGGCAGACACCCTGCCCTTTGGCTTTTTTATTTCAGAGAATAGGACACCACAGTTAGGTGGTATAGCTACAACATCAGGTATGCCATTCTTATTAGTCTTAATAAGCTTGATAACATAGTACCCTTCAGCCTCTAGCTGTTTAATCCTTTTCGCTTGTATCTGTTGTTCCGTCATTGTCCCAAAGATTATTCTCGGTTAAATATTTTGGATTCATCATTGGAATCCACATACTTTGTGGTTTTCCAAATACCCAAATAGTTTTTCTTGTTTCTCCTAAAGTTTCTTTTGTCATATTAAAATTTATGTAGCTTATGTCTGCTTAAAAAATATCCAGAGCCATGCCCTAAGCTTTTTATATTTTCTTTTCTTATTAATTCATCTTTAGTAGCCCAACCTACAAAATCCACTATGTTTTTGTTTACGTAAGCTAAAACATAAACGTCTACATCTTGATTTACTTTTAAAGTAGAAAGTAAGTTACCAGTTTTATAGTTAGTAGATTTTATGTCGTATCTATTATTTTCTTTTGTTACTCCATCAGCACTACCACTTCTTGGTGACAATCCAAAATCTGGAAATAAATTATTTTTTTTAGCAAAAGCATATTCTGCTTTAAATCCTTGAATATCTGCTTCTACTCCGTTTTGGTCTCCTATTTTGGCATCAAAAACATTATTACTTCTAGCTATACTAGATCTAAGCTTCCCAATATATTCGCATAGCTCTATCTCTAATTCGTCTAATTTAACTATCATCTCTCCAGTCTTCAGGCCATATTCTTCTACCTATTGCTTTTCCTACTACCATTACTATCCAGGCTATAGTTAGCCAACCTATTGCTTCTACCATTATATTTAATTTAAAGTTAATGTTCTGATTCAGGTTGACCACAGTTTACACACCATCTTGACTCACCAAAGTTGTCATAAGTATAAAAAACTTTACACTTACCTAGATACACACCATGAGATAACCTTTTTATTTTTTTAGTTAAAACTAATTTCTTTAATATATCAGCTAAAGTTCGTTCTTTTATAAACATGGATTTAGATTTCTCTAAAATCTCTTTTCTCTCAAGAGGCCTTCCTTCTTCATGTATCCATTTTACCAACTGTTTTACTTTTACATCATTGTATGAGTTTTCATACGACCAATTGTCGCATACATAAGTTAGTTTATTATAATTTTTTCTTTCGTTCATTGTATTTAATTTAAAGTTAATAAATCTCTTTTGAAATGTTTTAACGTATAATCTTTTTTCTTGCTTACTGTTCTATATATTTGTTTCTCTATTCCTCCCTTAGTGAATATCCAAAAGACTTCGTTCTCAGGTCTATCCTTCGTAGTCATTCTATCACGACTCTGCCAATAACTAGTAGCACTAAAGTCTATGTTATAATAGACTAGGTACTCTGCTTGTCTTAAACTAATGCCTTCTCTACCGCTAACAATCTGCAATGCAATAGATTTGTTTGTACTTTCAAACGTCTCTAAGTCTGTGCATAATTGATCTCCATACACTTCTTTAAGGCAATTCAATTCTTCTTTAAATTTATAAAATATTCCTATCTTATTAGCACAAAAGTTGTTGTAAATAAACTCCCCTTTGAAATTATTTAAGACCATAGAGTTGCCACTTTCAAACTTAACAGTTCCGCTATACATCTGATGAAGCTTCTGCATTAGTTTAACGCCTGTATCAGCCAATATAACATCATCCTTACCTTGCACAACTAAATCTTTTTTAAGTAGCTTACAGAGGCTGTGAATAGATTCTGGAGCATCAACTGTAAGTATGGTTTCTTTTATAGAAGAATTAAACCCTGCTTCTTTTTGAGTGTATGAAATCATATACTGATTCATTTTATCAAGTATAGTTTGTTTTCCATCTGAGTAATCATTAACCATAAAAGAACCTATACGTTTTGTCTTAGCGACAACATGTTCTCTAGCAAACTTATAGAAGTTTGTATGTTCTCTGAAAGGATTACCTGCTATACTATATACCTGATGATACATTTGACTAAATGACTCTGGAGTAGGTGTACCTGATAGCAGTATTACGTATGGGTTGTTTTTAATTACAAACTCTTTAACCTGCTTTGCTCTTTTACTTGGCTTTGGAAAAGCCCCCATACTATGAGCCTCATCACACACAATCGCATCCCAACCTTTAAGATCAACCTTATGCAAGGATTCGTAGTTTATAACGAATATCTCATAGTCTGGACTCAGTAGCTTATAATCAGATTCAATACTGCTTATTGCCTTCTTCTTTGTAATGAATAATACTCTGTTCACACTCATAATCTTATTTAAGATTCCTAGTGATGTAAGCGTCTTACCTGTTCTTACTTCCATAGACAAGTATACAAAACTGTAATCAAGCAAACACTTAACCCCTTTGGTTATAATATCCTTCTGATAGTCTCTAAATTTTATCATAGTTTATTTTAGTTAACGTTATACGGAGTTGGTAGTAATTTAATAACCTCTAAGTGCTATAAAAGTACTCCAATGACTTTGTCCTAAATATGGCTGCCTCATCATTAATTCATAAGTCATATCCTCCATAAATTCAGTCCCTGTTCTGAAAAAGACATTTTTTATTTTTGTCGGCAATTTAGCGTATTCGCTCCATTTATCTATTGGCGTTTTTTTGGTTATTAAACTACTACCAACATCGCATAAAAATAATTGTTTATGGTAGGCTTCTACTGTGTCTAATGCTTTATTATATTCTTCTCTACTTATCATTTGTTTTATTTTTTATTTAATTCACAACTATTCTTATCTGTATTACGTTAGGGTGCATTAGGAAATATCAACAGTCCATAATATTTTCATATCTACTATATTAATCCATTTTTTAGTTATAACCCCTTCACAATCTGAATGAGGGTAAAAATCTTTCAGAATTTCTAATTCCTCTTTTGTTAATTCACAATATACAGTATCGCCAATTGAAAATTTATAATCAACTTCCTTGTATAAAATAGGATCTGAACCCTGGTAACTAAAAACTATAATTTCTTTCATATCTTATGTATTTCTTCTTCAACCAAATGATAGTATTCTATTGCTTGGTTGTTAGATGGTTTTATTATTTCGTTTTCAAGTATAAGTCTTACGTGTAGTTTAGCACATTGCTTTGATATCTTACTACTAACCGTATTGTGAAAGTCTTGACCATCTACATTGTAAAACTTCTTATATATCTCGTATGCTTTTTCTTTTGGTGTTTGCATGAACAACCATTCTTTTTTCTTCATAGCTTTTTTTGGTATGTTTCTTTTAAATACTTGTAGACACCTGGTAAAACCTTATTAGCTTTCTCTTGATTCTTATAATCTATTTTACCAAGCTTCTCTACACTATACAAATTCATCTGAGTTTTCTTACAAAAGAAAATATCCTTACCATTAGATGATATACCTCCTTTTCTTATAGCAACTTTAAAATAACCGCTATGGTCCATCTTCTTTATATAAACCTGAAAGTCATTGTCGATACACCATTGTAGATCAGAATTCAAACTCATCTTCTTTTTGTTTTGGGTTAGTTTTCTTTGTTGAGTAAATAATAAACTTACCGTTTAAGTCTCTGTCTAGAACTACATTAACTACATCTTTCCTAAACTCTCCATAGTCTTTTAGCCATTTATTAAAAGCAATGTTAGAAATACTTCTTTTAGCCCTTGGCGCATAATCCTGATTCTCACTTATAAATTCTGTAAACAAATCTTTAGTGTATATCTTTTCATTCATTCTAAGTAACTCATTTGGATTGCTTCCTAGTATCAATCCACAGAACTCAATGAACTCATGTGAGGTAGCAGCAGATAGTTTTCTAATAGATAGGTTCTTGAATTCAGATTTAACTAATCCATGATTAAGATAGTACATAAGGTTCTCTATCATATAGTTATCAAATGCACACCACTCATCTTCATTCCAGTCAGAAAATAAAAGCTTTTGAAATTCTACCAATGGAGTAAATTCTTTTGTATAGAATTGCTTAAACTCTAACTCCCACTTTCTTCTCTCAAATGAATTACCCTTACCCTTAATCGCATAGTTAGTTGTTATAGCAACCTTTGGTGACTTATGGAATGGTATCTTGATTGCATCCTTGTTCTTCTTCTCTAGTGTTAACCCCTCGGTAACAACACTAAACAATCTTTCAAAGTCAAAATGTTTCTTGACATCATCAAAACAAAGTATCTGAGTATCTGCACTAACCAACTGGTAGGCAAAACTCTTCTCAAAATTAAAACCTTTACCATCAATAACTACCAACTTCTTCATCTTGGATATGGCATTGATAAATAAACCCTTACCTGTACCACCCTCTGGATTGTCTGATATAATCTCATCATTCAATATAACAGCAGGGCAGTAAGATAGATTCTTATAAGCATGAAGCATATAGCCTATCGTACTCTCCATTGACTTAATAGTTTTCTTATCAGATCCTGCTACGTTTGATACGAATGTTTTGTAATCACATTCGTGTGACTCACACAACTCAAAGTCTCTATCTATAACCTGGTCCTTCCAAACATATCCACCCAAGTCTAGGTAGTCTATCGTGGTCTTGCTATTCTTCGTGACCTTTACAGCGCAGTTATTATAATACAGGTATGCTGTATTCTTATCGTCTTCAATAAAGTAAACATTAACAGTTCCTAACAGGGACAAGAACTCTTCCTTAAAGTACCTTGTCTTATCTGCAAAGTAATTATAGATAGACATATCATCAAGTTTTTCCAAATGCCCTAACACAAAGTCCTTGATTTCTTCCTCAGTAGTATGGTCTATTTTGTAGTTGGTTACTTTAACAAATATAAAACTCTTAGTACCTTCAGGAGAATACTTCCAGAATCCATTGTCCTCAAGAAACTGCCTAAACAAATAATGTATTAGTGTTATAACACCCTTATCGCTCTTGGTCCAAAACCTTTTGTCATTATCTTCTTCTTCTATTGATCTTATAGTAGAAACCGCTATAGCATCTTCAATACCTGACTCAACTAATTGAAGACGAATTTCTTTTTTTGATACTCCTCGTTTTAATTTAACCCTAACCTGATTAACCTTATCCTCATCCTCATAATACTTAGAGCCATGGTTTTGAGTTTGTGAGTATGCAGAGTTTATAGTGGTCTGTATTTCATTCATTGTAAAATCACTACTCTGAAACTGAGACATGATATATTCTGTTAGTGACTTAGTAACTCCGTAGTCATTAAAGGCCGCAGCCAATATGTATACGTTATTGTTTCTCTCGCCATCAACTATACCATACTTCTTAGTCCACCACTTCATAAGTATATCCACTATCTTTTTCTCATTAGTGACAGGTATCGTAGGCCTAGATGAATACTTATCTACAACCTTGTACTCCTGCTCCTCTATCTTAGTCCAGGTGTTTGAGTTTTCGTTTACATGAACTAATGGGTCATACGACTCATAGCAAACTCTTGATATATTCTTACTAGTCTTATCAAAGTAATCAGAATTAAAATATCTTTCTAGTGATATGAAATAGTTCTTATGGTTCTCTGGTTCTTTAGGTATCTTAACAATAGCTTTTAGACCATTACCGCTAGGCGATACAAATACAGAGTAAACGTATCTATCTTTTGATAGCCTTTCTTTTTCAGATGTCATATCTTTCTTGGTTTTATAACCATCGAAATCCAAACATATAAAACCACTATGCTCAATCAAGCTATCATCACTTCTCTTATTGAATGTTCCTGAAAAACATATAGCAGGTAAACTCTTTTTAAGTTCTTGCCTAACCTCTTTGTTCTTCTCTGATCTAATCTGTTTAATCAAATCTTTTGACTTACCTTCCTTTATTCTTTCAAGGATAGAGTTCAAGTCTCTGAAGAAGGGAGTGGAGGTGTCCCTTATATTTCTAAATATAGTAACATTGTTATGTTGCATATGCTGACTTTTTTTCTATATACTCTTTATATAGTTTTATTAATATTATTTTTTTTAATTTGTATATCTAAGGGAAAAACTAAGCATTCTTAACATAGATAAAAGAAAAGAAAAGGGGCAAATAGCCCCTAATCTATTCTATTAGAGTGTATTAGAATGGTAATCCATCATCTTCTTCCTCTTCCTTTACAGGAGCAGGAGCAGGAGCTTTATCCTGACTTTTCTTAGGAACAAACTGGTCAAGCTCAATATAAGCTGTACCTCCCTTGCTGTTAAGAACATTTAGATTAACCCATCCATTCTTATCATGGGCTTTTAAAAACTCAATAGCGCTCTCAACTTTTACGCTGATGTTACCTATTACGAAATCGGGTGCGTTCTCTCTTCTCTTGAAGATGAAACCGTCTGCAAAAATTTTGTCTTGTGACATATTTAATGGTATTTATTTGGTAGCTTAGTTGGAGAAGCTACTCTGACTCCTTTATTATTATGAGTGTGAAAAGAATTAAAACTGTTCGTACTCAACAAACTGTGTGAGGTCTTTCTCTGCATCTTCAGCAAAGAACTTCTTATACATCTCTACAGCTCTTATAACCTTGTCTCTACCTCTTAGTAAGGTTTCTTCACTTGGCTTTGCTATCTTAAGCATTAAGGTCTTCTTATCCACTATATAGAACTCAACAGGCTTACCAAATAGTTGTTGGTATATGTATGCCTGACTATCATAGTTGTAGTCATTAGCACTCCACTTAAACTTGTTGATGTCTCCAGAGGTCTTGATGTCAATCACCTTGTCCTTTGTTACAATATCAGCCTTACCCTTCCAGGTCAAACCAAACAACTCAGTAACAGCAGGCTGCTCATATATGTTAGTTGACTCATAGATATCTGTATGCATTACAAAGTTAGACTTCATTGAGTCTACCCAAGTATTAATAGTGTCCACCTCTTTACTTAACAACACATCGTATGGATGCAAATCGTTAGCTGTAATGTACTCTTTAAATACTTTGGTTGATCTTGTTGAAGCCTCTACTATTTTGTAGTTAGAAAGCTTCTCAGGCTCTAACATTGCCGTGTGAAAGTAACCCCCCATTATTAATGGAAGGCTTTTATCGTTCTTTCTAAATTGTCTAGGGTTTTTTAGTAGGTTATATATATCTGAGTTAGATAGATATTGTTTACCAAAGTCTCCGTAGTATTTAGAATCGTCTCTTAACTGTTCTATTATATTACTTGACATAGGCTGATAATTCTTTTTTGATTGCTGTAGGTATAATGTATTTAGTTTCTAGTGTCTTAACTATTGAAGACAACGACTTAGTGTTGTTTGCCTTAACATAGTTTACTACATCATTCCACTTATCACTGGTCTTCTTAAGTGTAGGCTTAGACTCTTGCTTAACAGCAGGTGCTGCCTCACTAATGTCTACTAAATCTTCGCCTGCCCATAAAGATAATCCCAATCCATGCATAGCAATAGCCTTAACCGTACTACGTTGTATGGTCTTGTTTACTGCAAATGATGTGATCTTATCCACACTAAGTGATTGGTTGTTGTGTCCCATTATAGGTAGGTAGTCGATATGCTCTACACCTTCTATTGTTACACCAACCTTTACATAACCTGTATTGCCATCTGTAAAGAAGTTCAACTCAGTTGCCTCTGACTCATATACCTTTCGGTTTGCATCAGGGTATTGGTCTTTTACCATAGCCCAGGCATATGCCCAAGATAAGTAATCAAACCTTCCTTTCTTTTCTAATCTATCCTTAACATTAAGTGCTGCTAATGTTTTGAATGTTGTCTTTTTTCCCGTTGTTGTTTTTGTTGCCATTTTGTTTTAAATTATATTAGTTCTAGTTTTAACATGTCCTCTGTAGATAGCCCACACTTTACAGCTACCTTCTTATTGTGCTTCTTAATAGCACCACTAAGTGTAAATAGCCTATACAATGTCCATAGACCACAGCCACCTAATGTTAGGTAATAGAATATTTGTTTACCCATCTTGTTCATACTTCCATAAGACCATCCTAATAATAGGAATAAAATCCATATGTTACCCTTGTCTACTGCTTGTGCGTTATACGCGTCATAATTTGTCATAATCGTTTGGTTTTAGAAATTTTACTGTACTTATTTATTAATTCACTTCTTTTAATCTTCATAGACTTGTAATGTTTTTTATTGTTCCTGCTGTTGATCTCTTTCTTTATGCTTTTATTTAAAGCTTCTATCCTATCTAAGTAGGATTTCTTTAAGACATCTACAACCCCTGGCCTAAATCCATTGTTTAGAAATGAGTCGTATAGATATTCCTCTATCTCTTCATACTCTAATCCAAAGGTTCTAGTGTTGAGTATTTTTATTTCATCACGTACCTTAACAACTTTAATACCTTTATAAATGTATGCTTGTTTGTTTCCATAAGACATGTCTACAGAGACATTATCTTCAATGGCCTGTTGCCATATATCTAAAAGGGTATACTTTTTAGTCATTAAATTTTTCTATGCATTTTTCAATTAAGTCCCACACATCTTTGTCTGTAGACTTGTTTATCTTTTCAATACCATAGTCAATGTTCTGTCTAGTAACATCAAAGCCATTGCTTTTCATTAGGTTTCTAATGTCTACTATCTTCATTGGTCTCTTGGTACATATGTAGTACAGTATGTACCTTGGAATAGAGAATCTTATCTCTCTGGTATTGGAAAATAATTCCTCTCTTGTAATGCCACACTCCTCACATACGAAGTTGGCATACAGATTAAATATTCTGTTCTTCATTTTTTTCAGTATTAGTATCGTTAGAAATAAAGCCCCAAGAAAATGGTGCTTGAATAATGGGGAGTGAGTTCAACTCTCCCTCTCTTTGTTTAATGAACTCTTCACTTGATCTTCCCATCAGTATAGAATTTAATTATTATTTTTTACAAATATACATTTTATTTTATAAATAAGAACTATTTATTTGCTTTTATTAATGAAAGATTAATCCTACTTTTTTATTATCACTGAACCATTTGGTAGCCATCAAGTCAATGCTGCTAGAATCAATATAGCCAGCGGAATTAAGAACATCAATATTGTTAAAAATCTTTGTGTGCCTGTGTAGTTCTTCATCTATTAAATGTTTTTGTTTACCTGAATCACTGAATATGATGTCGTAGTTATCAGGTAGGTTAGTTTTTAAAATCATATCTATCATGTTAGTGTAGCTGTAGAATCTTACATCTGGATTCTGATTAGCTATTGTAATCCACTTAGCTAGGTAACTCCTTGAGTAGTAGTCACCACTATCGTGTACCCTTACATAATCAGGACGTTTCTTTTTTATCTCTGCATTCATAGCATCAATAAACTCTACAGTCTTACTAAGTTGGTATCTCTTTTCAAAGGCGGGCTTTACATTACTCCATACATAAGCACCCTTCTTTGCGTAACAGAACTTAACACACTCGTCAGCCATAGGGCAGGTAAGCTTACCACTTGCCGACTTGTATGCAGGTATTCCAAAGTTAAAGACTCTTAAATTAAGAGCCTTACTTGTTTTCTTTAACTTACTGTTTTGTGTTAGTAGATTCATATCTTTATGTTTTTAAGTATATACTCGATTACTTTGACTGTCCAACCATTACCAATCATCTTATACCTTTGTGCATTAGACACACCCTCAGTATAATTATCTGGCACTGTTTGCAGTCTCTCACACTCTATTGGTGTGAGCTTCCTCCAATTATATTTCTCATTTACAATTCCCTGACTCGTATCTTCTATCCTTATCATAGTACGTTGGCTTCTCTCTATACTATTCCACCATGTTGCACCTGCATACCTAGCCGTTAAGCAATAGGCTTTACCCTTATTAGTTACCATCCTCTCATCAACCTTAGAGCCTTTAAGCTCTCCTTCTGTTTGAATGATATCTTTTAGTTTTATGCGTTGGTCAACAGGATCAAGAAGATAAG